GAAGATCCACACCGAACCCAATAAATCGGTTCACACCGCAACGTTTCCCGAAGAATTGGTGGAGAGAATGTTGAAAAGTGGATGTCCAGAAAAGGGCGTTGTCCTTGATTTTTTCATGGGATCGGGAACCACAGGTATAGTGGCGAAAAGACTTGGTATGAATTATATTGGATTTGATTTAAATCCTGAATATTGTGAAATTGCTAGAAAAAGAATTAAAGAATCTTGATTATTTTCAAACTCTAGCTTTTTTCTTCACACGTTTTTTACCCTTTTTCTTTTTCAAAGCACCATTTCTCGTAGTGATTCCCATCCCATACGGGTTTCTGGCATCCCCCGGAGCAAACCAATCCGTGTTCTCCATTCCTGCATGACCCGCAATATCACCCCCAAACGCACCTCCGCTTGTCATGTCCTCATTCAACATCTGTTGATAAATGTTGGCAATTTCAAACTTATCATTGACAAAAGGTTGGTTCATGTTATTATTTAGTAAATGATACGAGTGGTGGACAAAAAGACACATAAACCAACTCCCGATGATTTCTACATTGGGCGCGGTAGCGTCATGGGCAATCCTTATCACCACAAGGAATCCAATCATCCCCAAGCTCTGTATAAGGTGGACACAGTGGAAGAAGCGATTGAAGGATATAATAAATATTTGGAGTATTCTTATTTCAACGATGCTGCGATTAACAAAGTTATTAAAGAATTGGTTGATAGGGAATTGGATGATAAGGATACAAATCTTGTCTGTTATTGCGCTCCTAATAAATGTCATGGAGATGTTATTAAAAAATTTGTGGAAGATGCCGCAAGCCAAATCAAGTGGGGAGCTTTCATGTAAAATTATGAGTTTAGAATTAATTAAAAAATACCAAGCACAATTTGAAGAGTTCGTTCACATTGACGACTTTTCACTCGAATCCGTGATTAAGCGTGTTCCCGCAGAGAAGCATTTCTGGGTATGCCGTCTGATTGATGCGAAGATCGAGAAGGACAAGCTCTACAAGCTCAAGGCAGCTACCAAACACACCCTACAGAAGAAGCTGATGGAAGAGTCTCCTGTGGCTCTCAACAAGCAAGTGATGGACGATCTGGACAAGACTCCATCGCTGGAGAACATCAACCAGAAGATCAAGGAAATCGAGTATATGGTTGAATACCTCGATAGGGTAGTAAGCGTGATTACTTTTATATCCCAAGATATAAAAAATATTTTATTATTGAAACAAATGCAAGAATCCTAGATTATGATATTTAATATTAATTCATACGAAGTGGATATTGGGTTGTATAGAATTTGGATAGAAACTGATAATCCAACAACACAAAATTCCAAGGGACAACAATTCGTCGCACATATTAGAATGAATCATGATGATAATGATCATATCAAATTGGCGGATTCATTAAGATATTTGGCCGATATGTTGGAATTTCGGTGGGAAACATTGGAAAATAAATGATAACTTTTGACTACAAATCATCCAAGCGACAAGGACAGATCATCACTGATTCTGACACCCTTGGGATGATTCGTAGTCATTTTTCAGTCAAGAACGATGGGGCATTCTTCGCCAAAAAGAAAGGCAACCGTTTCGTGAAGGATCGTAAGTATGCCATTACCCCCACCGGATTGTTTGATTTTGGTTTTCATGGGGAGATTCTGAAATATCTCCGCGATAACCAGATCACCGACATTTCCCTAACAGATGCTTTTAAAAAGAGATTGAAATGTGGGGTGGAAATTGGAGAATTTTGGAATGAACTGAAATATGATGCTCGTTATTATCAGAAGGATTCGGTAATTGCTGGACTAAAAAAAGGATTCGGGACATTTCTATTGGCGACATCTGCCGGGAAATCGTTAGCTCAAGCTCTACTCGTTGAAAATTATATGAGAAACGTATCAAATGATACTTTCAAATGTCTCATAGTAGTTCCCGGATTGTCTCTTGTGAACCAATTACAGGGTGATTTCGAGGATTATGGTGTGACATTCACGTATTCAGGATGGACTGGAGGTAACGAACCACAAGATACCCAAGTTGTGATATGCAATTCCGAGAACCTTCTTGCTCAATTCACCAATAATCCTTGGATTTTGAGCGTGAATCTTCTCATATGTGATGAAGCGCATAAAATTAATAATACCGCTGGCATATCCAAGATTATAAACAAAATCCACACCCCCAACAAATTCGGATTCACGGGGACGCTTTCCGATAAATCCATTGACCAATGGAAAACAATCGGAACATTTGGCTCCGTCATATATGAAAAGAAATCCAAGGAACTTAGGGATGAGGGATATATTTCTGATGTGGAAATCACCGCCCTGCAACTCAATCACCCCCCAATTAAAGGTAAAAAATTAAAATATAAAGATGAACTGGAATATCTATACAAACACGAAAAAAGAAATCAAATCATCGCTAAATTGGCTGATTCAATCAGTGGTAATGTCCTTGTCATGGTTAATCATCTTGATCACGGAGATATGTTATTATCTCTTATGTCTTCCCGATCTGATAAGAGAGTGTTCTTTGTTAAGGGCGAAATGGAAGTCGAAGAACGCAAAAAAATAATTGACATGATGGAAAAGAATGATAATATCATTTGTATTGCAATGGCATCCATCTTTTCAACTGGTATCAATATCAAGAATCTCCCCAATATCATATTTGCGGGACTTGGGAAGTCATTCATTCGGGTTGTACAATCCATTGGTCGGGGACTCCGGTTGCATGATAACAAATCCAAGCTACGCATCATTGATGTTTCGGATAATTTGAAGTATTCCATGTCCCATGCGTTACACAGACAGGAGATTTATGATAAGGAACAGATCGTATATAAATTTAAGGAGGTGTCGCTGTGAGTAAATACGGGAGACTAAAAAAGGATACCGATTATTATTTGGCGGGAACGGAATTTGAAATCATTAATGAGGATGATGGATTTTGGTCTTTAAATCCTTTTTATAGTGGAAAAATTTACGGACGACATGTATCATTTGATCAAAAACATGTCGATATAATTTATGATAAATCTTATACTGGAAAAATTGTAGAAGCACCTAAAAAAGAATACCCAAAGGAAGAATGGTGGGAATATACAAATTATCCATGAAAATTATGATTAACGAAAAAAATGCCAAGAAACCCCATTATGTCAATTCCAAGCTGTTCAAACAGCAATTGGTGGAATACTATGAGACGGGGGCGAATCTGAACGAATTGGGGGTTCATCTAATGAACATTGCAGAGGGATTGTCATACAAGATTAATTTCATTCGATATTCCCGCTCTTGGAAAGATGAGATGGTCGGGGACGCAGTTCTGAAAATGTATGCAGCTTTGGAGAAGAAGCTATATAACATTGAATCGGACTTCAACCCGTTCTCATATTTCAACCGCATTGCTTGGAACGCTTTCTGCAACCGCATCAAGAAGGAAAACGGACAACACAAGGGTCTGGAGGATTACAAGGAGATGGTATATATGGAAAGCATGAGTGGACCAGATTCCATGGGACATGTATATGTTAAGCCCAATTTGGAGGGAGATGAATACGACGATGATTAAAAAACCAAAAGTGGCCTTATTCTCAGACCTTCACTTGGGTCTTTACGGAAATTCAACAGAGTGGCATGAAATCGCCTTGAAATGGGCTGAGTGGATTGTCGCTGATCTGAAAAAGAAGAAGATTTCCGATATCTTTTTCCTTGGTGATTTCTTCCATAACCGTTCGGAAATCTCCGTTCAGACAATCCACGTTGCATCAGAATTGATCGCCAAGTTCAAGGACTTCAACCTCCTGATGCTGATAGGTAATCACGATGCGTTCTACAAGAACCGTTCTGATGTCCATAGTTTGGGATTTCTCAAGGGACATGATAACATCACCATCATTGATCAGAATTTAGAATTGGATGCGTTTGGTAAGAAATTATTATTCGTTCCATGGAATCACGAATTACCGAATGGTAAATTTGACCACATCTTCGGTCATTTTGAAATCCAGACATTTCAGATGAACAATTACAAGGTCTGTGATCATGGATTCCAAGTCATGGATTTCCTAGCGTCCCGAACCACCAATGTTTGGTCTGGTCATTTTCACACCAAGAGTATCAAGAAATACAACGAAGGAACGATCCGATACATCGGTAATACCTTTCATCACGATTTCAATGATTGTGGAGATGACAAGGGGTATCACATCCTGAATCTGGAAGACGATTCTGTGGAATTTGTGAAAAATACGGTGTCTCCAGAATTCATCAAGATACCCTTATCCAAGATCAAGGATTATTCCAAGGAGGATGTGGAAGGAAACATCATCAAGCTGATCATTGACAAAGATGTGGAAGATGATAAGGTGGAGAAGTTCAAGATTTACCTGTCCAACTTTGCTCCTTTCCGTCTCGCCACGGAATACAACGTGGCGACAAAGACAATCGGAGATGTTGAACAAGTCGATTCGATTGATATTGTTGGAATGTTTGATGAGTTCTACGAACAACTCAAGCTGGATGATGAGCAATTGGTAAGAGTGAAGAAAATCAATGATGAATTATATGAGAAGTGTAAGTGATTTTGATTTGAAAAAGGTTTTTGTCGAAGAGGTGACTGAGCGTATTGGTCAATGTGTTTTGGCAAGTAAGATCAGAGATGCTACGATAGAAGATATTGAAAAAGAATTGGAAAATCATAAAAATGGTAAATGTGGACATTCTATTGTTGAAGACGCATATGGGTGGTTGTATGATTTTAGAGGATGTGCTATTTGTGGACAGGGACTTGGAACGGTATGAAAACAATTGAAGAACATCAACGAGAGATGATTGAATCCGAACGGGTAAAGGAATTCCACAAACATCGTAAGTCTCATCTTGAATCAAGAACGATTGATCCTGAACACTTTGGTTATATGTTGGGACACCATCCTCTACAAGTCTGTATCACGGCAAGCGGATGGAGAGCGAAGATTCTGAAATTTTTATTCAGGATTCCCCCTTGTAATTTCACGGGAACAAGTGTAAGATATTGGCCACATGACGAATTGATAAAATAATATGAAAGAAAATAAATCTAAATTACCCCATTCATTTGATGCTTGGGATTGGGCTAGGGACTTTTGTGAAACCGTTGACAAGAATCCGACGATTCCCCATGATGTGGAAACAATGATGAGTTGGTTCGCCAATGCTTTGATGCGAGGGTGGGATGAAAAGTCTTGGAGACAAGCGAAAGAAGATGAGAATCGATGGATTTACGTTCTCACCAATTCTCAAACAGGGGAAACGGTAGCTCTTTATTCCGAAGAACCAACTAAGGAAAAATGTGATAGGGATTATTCCCTTCATCTTGGACAGGATTTGGAATGGTCTGTTCGCAATGTTCTTTATACTGCTGGTCAAGACTCTGCTTGGAATTGTAATCTTCATCGAATGAAAGTTGATTCTCTCAATCGTATGAAGGAAGTGGTGGAAATTAAATCTTTAAAACCTTACGAAAATCTGTGAGACGTATAAAATATCTCACTCTTAAAGGTCAGAATTTCCTCAGTGTTGGAAATGATCAGATTTCCGTAGATTTCCAATCCGGTTTCAATTTGATCACTGGTAAGAATATTGATAATCCTGATCGTGTGAACGGAATTGGAAAATCCGTAATGGCGGAACTTTTCTATTACGCATTATTTGGTAAAACCATCCGTGAAATCAAAAAGGATTTCATCATCAACAACATCACCAAGGGAAAGGGTGCCATTGAACTGACGTTTGATGTGGAGACGGAGCAAGACGTTCAGACTTACACGATCAAACGGCAAGTCAAACCAAGCACTGTGACTCTTCTGAGAGGCGAAGAAGACATCACTAAGGATTCCATCGCCAACACTGATAAATTCATCTGTGATCTGATTGGTTCCAATCCCGTCATCTGCCGTAGCTGTGACATTCTATCTCTTTCGGATAACATCCCCTTCATGGCGAAGAAACCAGAGGAGAAGCGTAAATTCATCAACGATATTTTCTCTCTGGAAGTCTTTGGTAAGATGAGCAGCGAATTGAAGACTCTTATTCGTGATAATAAGGGAGAGATGAACATTTCCACTGCAAGATTGGAAGAACTTAATCACACTCTGGAAACGCTGAATGATCAGCAAGCGGATTATCTGAAGAAAGTCCAAGAGAGGGAAGCTATCCTTGAACAAAAGCGTAAGGATATTCAGGAAAAGATCGATGAAACATCGGAAAAGATTGCTAAAACATCCATAACGGATGTTTCTGCAATACAATTGGAGCAAAAGAAGTGGGATGATGCTTGGAGAAAGCTGGATGGAAAGATTGGTCATGTGAATGATGCGATTTCATCTAAGGAGACTTTGAGGAAGCTGAAGGTGAAAGATATAAATGATATTGATAAAGTAATATGAAAAAACAACCAATATTCGTTATTGAAAAAAGTAGGGTCGAACACTGGATAACCCATCAATCTCATTTTACACAAATTCCTTATTCATTGGATTGGGGTAAGTTGACATCTATTGAAGATTTTCTAAATGTTTTAGATAATGAAAAATCTGATGGTGATTATATTAGAATGTCTAAATTATATGATTTATTGAATAAATTTAAAACCTATAAATTGTTACCTGACGCTAATAGAATGATTGATCGTGTTTTTGCTATATGCAACACGGAGAGAAAAGATTTAAACGAAATTTTGAAAAATGATTAAATGCGACAAATGCCTCCAAGAAATTCCCCATACTCATGTGGAACATTTGGAGAAGATGAAAGATCAATATCAATCCGAATTGGATGATATTGTTAAGGATATTGATAAATTGAAGGAAGAGAAATCCCAATTTCATTCCAAAAAAGAGAAGGTTCAACAAAAGGTATCGGAATTCCAAGACCAAATCAACGATGCGAAAGTCACCAAGCAGAAATTGGAGGGTCTGGAAAATAGTCTCAAGCAATACAAGGAATCTCTGGATAATTTGAAGTTGGATGAATTACCCAAACCAGCTTTTGAGGAGAATATCATCAAGACGCAGGAGAGATATGACACGGAACGTGATAATTTTCTATTACTCAAGCAGAAATCGGAAGATTATGAAGTGTGTAAATTCGTTCTGGGAGAAGAAGGTGTCCGTAGCTTTGTTGTGAAGAGACTTCTTTCCATGATGAACGCAAGTATTCAGCAATATATCAATGATTTGGGTATGTCCATCCGTTGCAAATTTGATGAATACTTTGATGAACAGCTTTCCAATGACAAAGGCAAGGAGATTTCTTACTGGAACCTTAGCGGTGGAGAACGCAGAACTGTCGATCTCGCATGTGCATGGGCATTCAAGGACTTGAAAAGGAAGATTTCAGGCGTATCATCCAACGTTGAATG